TCACGGGCGCGTTGGTGTGCTGGTGGATTATCCCCCGGTTGAGGCGGTCGGCATAACGGAGGCAGAAGCGCAGCGTCTTAATCTCCGGCCCTTCATGGCGGTTTATCCGGCGGAAAGCATCATCAACTGGAAAGTCGGGACAGTCGATAATCAGCATGTTTTGACGCAGGTCGTCCTGGCCGAGCCTTTCACAAAACAGAAGAATGAATTTGAGGAAGAGACTGAAACTCATTACCGGGTACTCGACCTGACCGCCGAGGGTTATCGTGTCCGGGTATTCCGCATCGATGACAAGAATGAAGATGTCCAGATAGGGAACGATATCTATCCGCTGATGAATGGAAAAGGATGTCCCGGATACCGTTTTATTTCATCGGAGTCGACAACACGACGCCGGAGGTTGATAGCCCGCCGCTGCTCGACCTGGCAAATGCCAACCTCGCCCATTACCGCCTCGACGCCGACCTCAAACATGGTCTTCATTTCACCGGCCTGCCTCAACCGGTCATATCCGGCTATGTCAAGGATGATAACACCAAACTCTACATCGGCAGTCCTCTTGCCTGGGTATTTCCCGACCCGGCGGCACGGGCCTATTACCTTGAATTTAGCGGGCAAGGTCTTGCATCTATATCGCAGGAGAAAGACAAGATAGAGCAGTTGATGGCCGTCCTTGGTGCTCGCCTGCTCACTCAGGAAAAGAAGGCGACAGAGACAGCGCAGGCGGCGGCAATCCACCGGGCTGGTGAAAACTCAATCCTTGCAGCAATCGCCCTCACAGTTTCCGCCAGCCTCACGCAGGCGTTGAAATTATTATGTCAATGGGCGGGAATTACCGAAGAGCCGGAGCCTAAAATTACACTCAACACCGAATACTTCCCGCCGGAGATGTCGGCACAAGACCTGGCCGCTCTTGTCTCTGCCTGGCAGCAAGGTGCAATCTCGATGCAAGTTCTCTTTGAAAAATTGCAGAAGACCGAAGTCGTAAGCTCCAGTCTGACGCTTGAAGAGATGCAGGCACAGATAGAGGCATCACCCATACCGAAACCGAAACCGAAACCGGCAGGGGAAGGGGCGTAAGTAATGAATGAAGCAGACCTCTATATCGCCGATAGGATGCTGGCCCGCCAAATAGCCCTGATGCGGTACACGGCGAGCGAGAGAAAGCGCGTGCTGAAGATATTCTCAGATATGGAAGATGAACTCAAGGCGAGGCTGGCAAAAAATATCACCGCAATAGAGCGGGGGCGCGGCTGAAAAATTGCTTAAAGAATGTAGTGCAGTCATAGACCAGTTTTATTCCGAAATGCAAGACAACAAAGACATCACGGCACTTGCACAAGATGAGATAGAGGCAAGTGAAAAGATAATAACTGCTATCGGCATAGACGGCACGTTGCCGGCCCCACAGACCGTGAAGGCTTTGACCTCCAATACACTTCTCTATGGCGCGCCGCTCAAAGACTGGTGGGCTAAGCAGGCAGAAGAAACCGCCTTCAAATTCGCCGCACAAGTGAGGCAGGGAATAGCGCAGGGAGAATCCTTGCAGCAGATAATCTACCGCATCATAGGCAATAAGAGGCAGGGAACAGCTGGGATCATGGACATCGCCCGCCGACATGCCTCGACACTCGTCCATGACAGCATCATGAAAGTCACGAATGACGCCCGCACGGCTTTCTATCAGGAAATGATGATGTGATCCGGGGCATGATGCAGCTTAGTACTCTCGACTCCCATACGACACCGATATGCATCGCATATTCAGGTGCTAAATGGGACTTGACAGGAAACCCGATTGAGGGTAACACGCTTCCATACAATGGCGGTTGTCCCCGACATCCGAATTGCCGGAGCATCATCATTCCAATCATGAGAAGCATGAAGGAATTGACCGGCTTGAATATACCCGAAAAGAAAACGGGGACGCGGGCCTCAGACCTGGGGCAGATAAAGGCGGATATAACATTCGAGCGTTTTCTCAATATGCACAACGATGAATATGTCAACAAACTTCTCGGTGTCGGCAAGGCCGACTTGTGGCGCAAGGGCAAGATAACTTTGCAGCAGCTCGTTGACCAGACCGGGAGGCCGTTGACTTTGAAAGAATTGAAAGATGCGGCATGAGTCGCCGTAAGCCGATGGCGCGGCAAAAGGGCTAAGCCCGGATAACTCCAAAGGAGGATTGAAAGATGGCAAAATTGGACATGAATGATGCCGAAATTAAGGCAGCGGTCAAGGAACTCATCGACGCTGCGGTAACGGAGGCCACCGAAGGGCTGAAGGCCAAAAACTCGGAATTACTCGGAAAGATAAAGAAGTTGCAGAAGGATTCCGCAATCGATCCGGCAGAATATTCCGCTTTGCAGACGGAACTGGAGCAAACGAAGGAGAAATTAGCCGAGGCCACTAAACAGCTAAAGGCTGTGACCTCTGACTCAGAGAAGACCAAGAAGGCATTGGAATCCGAGAAGGCAGCGGTAGAAAAGTTGATCGTCGATAGCGGCCTGAATGACGCAATCCTCAAGGCGGGTGTAAAGCCGGAAATGTCAAAGGCAGTCAAGGCTTTGCTCGCCTCGCAGGTAGTTCTGAAAGCCGATGGAGATACCCGCACAGCCGTAATCGGAGATAAACCGCTTAATGATGCAGTCCTCGAATGGGCAAAGTCCGATGAGGGCAAACATTTCGTGGCCGCAGCCGCAAGCAGCGGCACCGGGGCCACCGGCGGCAAACCTGGTGCTGATGGTGCCAAGGTAATGATGAGAGCCGAATTTGATAAACTCGACCCCGCTAAGCGAATGGAATTTGTCAAAGGAGGCGGCGAATTAAGAGAATAATCAAGGAGAATGAAAAATGACCGTAGCAAATACATTTACGAATCTTATCCCGGTTCTTTACGAAGCCCTCGACATCGTTTCGCGCGACTCGTGGGTTTTATTCCGTCGGTAACGATGGATAACCAGATGAAAAGGGCAGCCGTCGGACAGACCGTAAGGTCGCCTGTGGCACCCGAAGCAACTACAGGTTCTATCGTAGCGGCGATGAATCCGCCCGAAGATGGCGGGCAGACTATTGGAAATGTAGACCTGACGATTTCAAAAGCGCACTATTCTCCGATTGCCTGGTCGGGTGAGGAAGAGCTTTCACTCGCTTCAGGAATCGGGAGGCGCGCAATTCAGACGCAGCAGGTAGCGCAATCACTGAGGAAGCTATGCAATGAAATTGAGGCCGACATCGCCGGACTGTACAAGTATGGTTCGCGGGCGATAATTCCGAATGACACCTCATTTTTTAAGACCGACCTGGCCGATGCCGCCTATGCGAGAAAAATCCTCGTCGATAATGGTGCACCCATATCCGAATTGAAGATGGTTATCAGCACTTCAGCAGCCGTCGGACTCAGGAAGCAGGCAACCATCCTCACTCCGATGGCCGAGGCCCAAAATATGTTGACGCAGGGCGTGCTCATCAATGCAGCCGGTTTCCAGATTCGCGAATCCGGGCAGATTGTGACGGCAACCGCAGGCACGGCAAGCAGCGCGACTGTCAACGCTTCTGCCTATGCCGTTGGTGATACTGTTCTCACGCTGGCAACCGCAGGCACGGGTTATATTTCAGCAGGTGACATCATTACCATCGCAAGCGACCCGAATTATTATGTCGTCCTCAGCGGTGACACCAATGTTACCGATGGCGGCACCATTACTCTCGCCGCTCCCGGCCTGAGGAAGGCGATAACAGCTTCAGCTTCTCCCGCAATTACCGTCCTTGCTACCGGAGACCGCAGCATGGCATTTGCCCGTTCTGCGATTGTCCTTGGTACGAGACTCCCGGCATTGCCCGCAGAGGGTGATAAGGCAATCGACAGGACTACCATCACCGACCCGGCAACCGGCCTATCATTCGAGGTAGCGTGCTATCCCGGATACCGGATGGTGAGATATGAAGTCGGTATTGCGTGGGGCGTGGCCGCAGTAAAGCCGGAACACATTGCGATTCTGGCCGGATAACCAACTTAGGGGAAGGTCGGTCATTTAGGATGTCGGCCTTCCCCGCAGGAGGTCAAAAACATGGGTGAATTTATAGAAATCAACGGGCGTATAAGAGAATTGGTAAAGGTGGTGAGCGATTGTCCCGGTCATGCGGGATTTTACACCACCTATCGAGATCAGATGAAGCCCGGAGATGTCGAATATGTCGAGGGCGTAGAAGCAACGCCCGAAAAGACAATAAAGAAGCGTGACAGCAGGAGACCGAGAGATGGAACTTAAGGCGAATGAAAAGACCTTGTTATCCTTTTTGCCGGAGCAGGTTTTGGTTGTCGTCACATCGGAAGGCGCGCAAGGGCTTGCCGTGCGATTGGCGAGGATGCCCGGCGGAGGGGATGCGCAGAGCGTGACCGCTTTGGCAGCCAACACCACTTACCGTTTCGGCCCCTATCCCTATGTAGAGCGTTTTGAGATTTCCCTTTCCGGTGGGACTGCTACCATTACGGTAGATGAATTTAACCCCGCAACCTTGCCGATAAACACCCCGGTCAATGCAACACCAGCCTCACTGACGATACTCGCCGCCCTTATCCCGACGGTGACGAATGACACAGTAAAATTCAGCGGCAGCACCTTTACGAAAGTCGCATCCGGCCCTGGAGCAAACGAATTCACGAATACCGCCGAGTTATCCGCTCTCCTTGATGATGTCACTGGATGGGATAGTACTGTGAGCGGTAGTGACATAATCATAACATCTGAAGACCTGGGAGCCGATGTACCACTAAAGACTGCCGAAATTGACCGCACGGTAATGACCACGGCAGGTGGAGGGGTAGCTGAAAAAGCCACCGGTACTATTACAGCCGCAAACATAGCACTTCTGGCGGTCGGTGATAAAGTGACATTCGACGGGTCTACCTTCACAAAGGTGGCAGCAAGCCCCGAAGCTAATGAATTTACCAACACCGCCGGACTTGCGAGCCTTCTTGATGACCTGGCAGATTGGACGGCATCAGTAAGTGGAAGCGACATTGACATAGAAGCGGCAGCGGTCGGGGATACCTACAATGGCAAAAGGCAGTATTTTCCCAGTATCTCACTACCACCGCAGGCACTAATGGCACCGTTGGCGTGAGCGGCGAAGTGTGTGTTGATGGAAGCTACCTCTACATCAGCAAAGACGAAAGCACCGCTACGACCGCAAACTGGCGACGAATATCACTGGGGTCGGCATTTTAAAGGGGGTCGGATATGAGCCTTGTCGTTGAAGACGGCACCGGATTAAGCAATGCCGAAAGCTATATTTCGGTTTCCGATACCACCGCCTACCATGCGGCGCGGGGAAACACGGCATGGGCGGCCATAGCGACCGATACCTTGCGGGAACAGTATCTCAGGCAGGCCACCGACTACATGGTGGCGAAATACACCAGCCGATGGCAGGGATATAAAGTATATCCTGAATCTCAGGCCCTTGATTGGCCCCGTTATGGTGTCGTTGTCGATTATGTCGAAATTGCTTATAACATTGTGCCCGATGCCGTCAAAAAAGCATGTGCAGAGTTGGCTTTAAGAGCCGCTTCCTCTGAGCTTGCCCCAGATTTATCGCAGGCCGCTGTATCCGAGCAGGTGGTAAGCATCGCTGTCACTTATAACGCTAATTCACCGCAAGCAACCCGTTATCAGCTTGTTGATATGATACTCGCGCCGTTTCTTGTCTGCGCCGTCGATTCGCCATTTCTGAGGATCGAAAGGGTATGAGCACAAAAGCCTATTACAAGAGACTTGCATTAACCGCAGGTCGTCTCATCAAAGAAAAAGGGCAAGCCCTCACCATTTCTACCGTCACCCCCGGCACCTATGACCCGACTACAGGAAAGATAACAAATACTACTACGACGCAATACGGATATGGAATCATCACCAACTGGGAAGTGAAATTGATCGACGGCAACCTGATAAAAGTTACCGATAAGCGGCTTGACCTCTCGCCGTTTAATAAAAATGGTGCAGCATTAACCGCCCCCAAAATAGGCGATACCGTGACGGATGAAGCAGGCGCGACGTATTCAATCGTCGAACCGATAAACATAGAAAGCCCGCGGGTTGTTTGCCTGTATGAATGTAATCTGAGGGCATAAATGAGTTTTGAGCTCGACATCAACGCATTTTGTGAGAAGGTGAAAGGCAATGCCGACAAGGTAGTGCGGGCGACTGTTATCAGCATGGCGCGGTCGATTATGGAGCGTTCCCCGATCGGTAATCCCTCGCTCTGGATGCACCCGGCCCCGCCCGGATATGTCGGCGGCACATTTCGTGCGAACTGGCAACTAGGAGTAAATGAGGCTCCAAAGGAAGAAATACAGGGAACTGATGCCGAAGGTGAAAGGACGCTGAGAAAGATAATGTCCGGCATTCCAAAGGAAGCCGCAGGCAATATCTTTTACCTCGTCAACAACCTTCCTTATGCGTGGCCAATAGAGAATGGCCATTCGACAAAACAGGCCCCAAAGGCGTTGTTGGCCTTACGGTAACGGAATTTAGGACTTACAT